GCCATTTCTAACATACAATTGGGACAAAACTGTCTGGTTAGTTGCACATTCAATACCATGGATCATGCTAACAGTGGGTTTGCAGCTAACTGCAAACTCACTATTTTCCATCTCCTGTTTGGTATTGTACGACGGTGCATCCGCGTTATAGTTGGTCGACAACACAACTACTCCGGGAGCTCCGCCAACGACAAAATCAGTCAACAATGGTCTGAATTCAAAGATTACTCCGTGAAACTTGTACTGTTGAAAATTTTGAGCTATGACGGATAACCAGGGAAAGGTCTTCGAAATTCCAGGGTTTAACGGGTAATTGTTAACGGTGAAATTGGTTGTCGCACCAATATCACCCAAATACTCTCTATGACAAATGATATTACTACCACTAGTCGACGAAAACTGAGGAATTTGATTTCCATTCATGAGCACATTGTACTCAGGTCGGGGACCAACGACAGTGTAATCACCACTACCGAAGATCGACCCGATTCCGGAACCAAGCCATTTACCAACACCTTTTAAATAAGGTGCATTGAACATGGTTCCAAGCTTTGACCCAACAATCGCACCAGCATCCGAAAAAGGAGTTTGGGCTTTAGGTTTGGGCTTTGGGGCAGCAGCTGTCTGCTTGCCCCGGGGGTTGTTTTTCTTTTTATTTTTAGTCATTTGTATGGGTTACCCTATGACTTCGGGGACTGTACATCCTAAACAAACCTTTCGGAAGCGCCGTGCAGTCTCTCGGCCTTTTGGTTAGCACTGAAGTAACAGTTTTGGGCTATTACTGAATAGGACCCCATTTTGTTGGATGCACCATCTCGCAACCCCGCTCCGACCAACCCCAAAAGGTCTTAGGCAAATCCGGGATTTATAGAAGCTAAACTTCATGTTTTATACGCGCTAGGCGGAGGTCACATACGATGGTCTCCTCAAACTCCTCAGCGCACGGTCGTTAACCCGTGTTACGGTACGCTCTGCCGTTTACCACACTGGGGCAAACGGCATCGGAATACTCCACAACTTGTCAAATGTCAAAATCAACTTTTGATAATAGGACTCAATACTTCTTTGAGCCCTCGGTGAAACGTTGAACGCAAGGGTAAAACTTGACCTAGTGCGCTCATGAACCTCGGTTTCTTTTCTGTTCATACCCTGTACCTTGTATTGGAAAAAGTCTGTGAGGGATGGGTCATTGTTTAGGGGTTGAGCTCCCTCGGAGCCCCTAACAAGACAACTGTAAAATGCCTGACAACATGGTATCCCTCCAGTCATGGACAAGCCACCTTGTCCGACTGCAGCGATCCACCGCTTATATGTCTTAATAGTATCCAGTGGCTTCTTACTGACGCTGTCCTTCGACAGTGCGCGTTCAGGAGTGCGCACCATGAGATATCCATCAGGCGTCCACACGGGACGACTCTGACAAAAGTCAACGTGCTCCAGCATGTAGGCGGGTTTCTCCACCTTCATTCTGAAGCCCATCTCACGGTACCAACCGGGCAATTTAGACATAACCTCTGGCAAATAACGACGACTGATAAACAACACACAGTCATCTCCATCACAAAAAACTCGATATTGCTTGACCGATAGTCCCAAACTGTCAAGGAAGGCATAAGCCAACGCTGACGAGATGTGACAGTTCCCAAGTGCAGTATTCTTGTCCCCCGACATCCTCCTCCCGTCAACACGGTAAGAAAGATGTCCATCAGGGGCAGAGGCACGACCGCGATTATAGATTTGCCAACTCAATAGCTTCCTCAATTTCGCGTCGCCCTTGTAATACTTTTGATATCTAGCATGTTCCCAACGCAGGGCCTTAACCCCGACCGATTGTTCAAACCGAGAAGCATCGATACTGATGCCGACACAATCATCGACGTCTGTCCAATACTCCTCGATTAATTTCCCACGGTCGGATTGGTTATAGCCCTTCATCACTACAGGGTATCCAAAAACCTTTGATATATTCCGATAAACCTTCTTTTCTATAGGGTGCAGGTAGGCTCCCAATGAACACAGGTATTCGTCGCTGCGGGGGTTGATTCCGCGCGGACTAGGATTCGGCTTCTCTATAAAATCATACGTTTCAAACTTGAGGAAAAACTTAAGGATGGCATCTTCTGCCCTGATGTCCCTATCCCTAAGCACTGCGGCTGCCTTAAGATATCGTACCTTACGCGGACCATGGTAACAATTAGCAAAAGCCTCAAGTTCCAGCGGGTGGTTTCTTGTACTATATCCGTCAAGCAGCTCAGTAAATTTCCTCAATCGTTGATCAAACAGATTCGGCAACGGGGTTGGAGGGGTTTGCCACTCTCCGTCCTCACGGATGAGTAGCAACCTCTCAATAATCGCCCTTTCCATACCTATAATAGTTGAATTGTAAGCTAGAAAACTGGTCTTAGGGTTCACACCAGAGATCAGGTAGGTCATTCTAGCCTTAGTGGCCTTGCCCAAACGCTTAGTTACCTTCAAGCCGGGGAGTGTGAGCCTTCCCTCCATGACTTCAGCCATGGGGGAATCTACTCCAGGTAACAGCGTGGGCCCACATCAAGCGCGCGCAGGCGCTGGCCTTCTCCCGTTTTTACGGAAGAAGCCCAGCCACCCACGCCGACCATGATTATAATCTTTCGAATACATCATGTCGGAATGCGCTCGACTGGCCCCATAGACAGCTCCATCAACATCATAGTCTTGCTGATGGAAGATGAATAACATAAACTTCACCTTAATCGACGCCCGGTGCTTACTTCGAAGGTCCTTATGCTGACGCAACTCAGCAGAGACCCACTTTTCAGCCCTGTCGACATTAGCAATGCAATGCTCATGAATTCCGACCAATTCCTGTCGGCACTCATGAACTAAATGCATTGCCATTCTGTCATGGTTGGTAGGATCATCAATGGACTTAACTTTCCACTCACCCTCCCCAATGGAGTGATTGAGTGGCAATTCTTCATCCTCTTGAAGCCTCTTCGTTCTCTCTTGTGCAGCTTGCTCGTCTAACGATGACAGCTTAGTGTGATTAAAGATACGAGTGACAGTTTCGCACAATCCCCTCGAATTGCCTAACGATACTCGTTCAGTATACTCACGCTCATGCCACTTAAAAGTGAACGGATTTAACATGGTGTTAGGATTCTTCAAACCCTGACTCCATGTTTGTCCCTCTCTATAGAGTGGACGTCCCCCGAAAAGAGAAAACCGGTCCCCTCCATCACCACACGATGGTGACGGATAAACGGTAGAGAGCTCCGGGGTATTGGATCTTGTTTCATAGATCGAATCTTCAAACATAATTTCGTCTTGTACTGTGTTTAAATCGATGGAATGCAAC